AAAGCAAATTCATCCAAGAAAAGGATATTGAAAGACATACCCCTAACAGCACTAGCAGAAGTAGACGCTGCCAATATCTTACTACCATTTTCTAACTCCAATGAACCTTTGTTCCAAGATATAATTCCCTGCTGCATCCATTTAGGTAAATTCTCATATGCAGTTTGCAATCTTCCTAGAAGTTCCCTAGCAGTTGCTGCCTTGTTAGCAAGAATACCAATATTAACACTGTCATTAAAGACAGCATAATGTAAGAGGTAGGCCACGACAGTTGTGGATTTACCAGTCTGACGAGGCATTTTACAAATGTTAAATCGTTCTTCATGA